AGTAAAGTTGCGCAAATCCTAGGACCGGCACCCACTGAACTCGCGTTCAGTGGTTGGTCGAAAGGGCGAACCACTTCCGCTTTCGGAAGCGATCTGTCACTCCTGAAGAAATTCAGGTCCCAACCAGATGTAACAGCCAGTGCTCTAAGACACGCCTTGCGTGTTCTACGAGACTCGCCTGCATGGGGGGCATCAGTTCTTCAAACTGGTGCTCCGGTGAGTGTGACTTCCCGTCATGCTCTACCCGTCGTGCAGGGGAACGTAATGCTGACTGTCCCTAAGAGCGCGAAAACTGATCGGGTCATATGCTATGAACCGCATATGAACATTATGCTCCAGCTTTCAGTTGGACGCATAATGAGAGGTCGATTGCGCCGTCACGGCGTGAATCTCGACGATCAGTCGATCAACCAGCGGAGAGCCCGGCTTGGAAGCAAGACCGGGGGATTGGCTACGATAGACTTGCGTTCTGCAAGCGATACCGTAGCCATCGAAGTAGTCGAACAGCTCCTACCCATCGATTGGGTGTGTCTGCTACACGATCTTCGATCCGCGTACACGACTTGGCCTGACGGCCTCACTCGGAGAAATGAGAAGTTTTCCTCTATGGGAAACGGCTTCACCTTCGAGTTGGAGAGCTTGCTCTTCTACAGCATCTGCTGTGCAGTTGCAAGAGACGTCAGCGTGTACGGTGATGACATAGTTCTGCCCTCAGAGAGCTTTGACGCAGCGAAAGCTGCCTTGGAGTTCTTCGGTTTCGAGATTAACACCTCGAAGTCGTTTGCTTGCGGTCCTTTCCGTGAGAGTTGTGGGTGGGATGTGTTTCGCGGTGTACTAGTATCCCCTGTCTATCTGCGGTCTTTGCCTAAGACTGTAGAGGACGTACTGAAGCTTCATAACCGTGTTTCCGAGTTTGTCGGCACACAGCTCGCCCCGGACTTCCAAGTCTGGGGTAAGTATCTTATGAAGGTACGTCGTAGAGTCCCTTGTCTCTTAGGCCCTAAAGGCTTTGGAGACGGTCATTACCACGTGAATTTTGAGGACGCTGCCCCGCAAAGGGCTAGTTCTTGGATTGACGGGTGGTGGTTTAATACCTTTCTCCGGGTTTACCGGAAGGGTGTTGGGGATAGCGTAGATGGTCTTGAAATCAGCAGTGATGCTGGTTTTGCGGCCATTTGCGCGGGGTTGAGCCCTAAGTCCGCAAG